GTCTGTGCCCTGAAGGGGCGACACAGTCGGGGAGAGAAGCCCATCTCCTTGCCGAACTGCCACAACGAAGGATGGAACCGGTGCTGACCGGTCTGATATGCGTCACGTTGCAGAACCACAGTTTTCATATTGTCATACAACACTTCGCGCGGCACACCACCAAAGAAGCGGAACGCATTACGATGGCAGGTCTCCAGCGTGTCATAACGCATATTGTCAGTGAATTCGATGTACAGCATTCGGCTGTATCCGAGAACAGCAACGAACACGTGAAGCGGTGAGCGACCATTACGCATAGTGCCCCAGTCAATCTGCATCTGTCGTCCGGGTTCAGTTTCGAACCGAACGGCAGGCTCCTGCTCCTGAGGAACCGAGAGAGAACGAATGAATGCCCTGAGAATGGTCATTCCGCCACGATATCCCTGGTCTCTGATCTCTCGAGCGATTACCGTTGCCGGGATTTTGTAAGGATGAGCATCGGCGATGCGTTGACGAATATAATCCCGGTATTCATCCAGGAGTGAAGCAACAGCAGGTCGCGGCGTATATTTTGGCGGCTCAGATTTTGCCTGCAAATAACGTTTAACCGTATTGCGGGAGATCCCCAGTTCTCTGGCAATCGCCCGGCTACTCATTCCCTGCTTGTGCAGGATTTTAATTTCCATAACTGTCTCAAAAGTGACCATAAGCTCTCCTGAATCAGGAGAGCAGATTACCCCCTGGATCTGATTTCAGGCGTTGGGTGTGGATCACTATTGCACCGTTCGTGACACAATGGGGATATGCTCGCCAGCAATGAGCTGCTTGTCTTTGAGTACAGCAGTGCAGGTGATAATCGATTTGTATACCCGGCGACGCTTAATCTGGCGCTCTGCAATTTTGATAAATCCACTATCAGCCAGGTCATCGATGACGTCTTTAATATCGCGCTTAAAGTAGCTTACCGGCTCACCCGTAACCGGGTCTTGGTAGATAAACGCCGTCTCTTTCTTCTCGACCACTTCGTAAAACTCAGCGATCTGAATTGTGTCCTGCGTCAGCCATGGAAATACCCAATCGTTGGGGTTCTGGAATGATGGAATATCATCCGCATCGAGGTCGTATTTTTCTGCGAAATCCTCCCAACCATTCTGGCTCATTGAGTGGATAACTGTGCAGTGACGGGCGTCAGACTTATCCATCAGTTTGCTGTTGCTGTCCCAGATAACATGGGAGCAGGCACTATGGATAGGCTCTCGACGGATAACCTGATTGTTGCTCGTCGGACTTTGATCTTCGTAGTCAGTGACCAGACGCCACGCACCTACGCCAGATTCAATCTGCTCACGAACAGCGACGTTGACCGCGATTTTTGCCGTATTGTGTCGCATGTCTGTGCGATACATGCCCATTAGCACATCAGCAGCGTCAGGGCTTGCTCCGTCCTTTGGACGATACAGAACATCAATAGGGTTCTGACGCATCTCAGAAACGAGCTTGCGCACCACGGGACGTACTACATCGAACTGTCCACGATATTGCAGCGTTGTATATTGTGATAGCCAGTCATCCCACTGAGATACACGGGAGAAGAAGAGATCATTCTTTGCCTCTCGTCTGGCTTCATCACTGGCTGTCCAGTCCGCATCAAAGCGCGACAGGATGCTCTCCAGCCTGTTTTCATTGTCGGCCATTATCGTCCTCTGCGTACTGGTCTAATCGGTGCGGGAATTTTCTTTTCTTTCGGCTTTCTGATATCGCGCATCATCCTGGCGAAGCGGCGCATCATGTAGCCGTAGCGAGTAGCATCGAGCACATCATCGTTGGTCTTGACGATCTTGCCGTTCTCGTCGCGATGATAGAGGCGGAACTCTTCAAAGAATGGTTCGCATGTGTTGAATACTTTGAATCTTCCTTCAAGCATCAGGTCACGAAGCTCACTAATGCCTGACTCTACTGAGTTACCGCCATCCGGGAACGTTGCGTGATCGGGAAGCATAGAGAACCCGGCATCCGCATATTGGGTTTTAAGTTGCTCACCACCGCCCTTTTCGTGTTGGTGACCGTCATGAGGCCACGCGACAGGTATTTTGTTAGCCCACGACTTAACAGCACCCCATGCCTGAACTGCGGTGTTCTCTGATTTCTTCCACACACGCGCCAGATAGAAAACATCTGCGTCTTTGTCCCACCAAAGCTGAATGTGAGCTTGCGGGTGGTTCCAGCCGAAGTCCTGAGCGTCGATAACATAGAAGTGATCCGGGCATTCGAATGGCTGGCACTTAATCGTCTCTTCCGGTATCTGGAATATTCGACCGCTACCCATCGTAGGAATACCGCGAGCACGCGCCTCTCTCTCATGCTCAGGATAGGATGCGATGATTTGCTCTTTCTGCTCGTCGGTGTAGTGCTCAGCGTCATAGATGGTCATGTTGACCACTTTCTGCGACTTGCTGGGATTCTTCAGGAACTTGGTAACAACGTCAGACATCCCCATCAGCGGGGTAAAAGTTAGAATTGAGAATTGCCCGTATTTGTTTGTACGGGTAAGACCTTCGCCATAAATGCTGTATGGTGGCTCTTCGTCAAACCACACGCCGTGGATTGTGTCACCCTGCCAGCGTGCACGGCCTTGCGAGTATGGCTTGAAGTAGCAGATTGAAATGCCATCTTCAACACCATCAGCCGTGTGATGCTTAACCAGAAGATGATCAACAAGGTTCGGAAAGAAAGGAGACTTCTTCCAGCTAATGATGTCCTCTTTCGGTATTGAACCGTAGCCAGGCTCATCATTCTCTTCGATACGCCCGCACAGGATGCGTTGAGTCGTTTTGGTTACAGTCTCGTTTGTTTCACCGCCAATCCAGAAGACAACTGGCTCATAGAAACGCTTACCTTTCCACTCTCCGCCATATTTGCCATCAGCAGGATAACCTTTCGTTCCCGGGTATCGCCCTGTAAGGTGAAACGCGACTTCAGCAGCGCCAGTAAATGACTTACCAAGCTGGTTACCAGCCATAAAACATCGCTCTGGATAGTCATGCCCGGCGTCTATGAACTCACGCTGTTTGCTGTATGGCGTAAATTCATATAGCAGGTGTGTGTTCCGGTAGTTCTCTTCTTCTTCGAGTAGCTCGAGCAATTCGATTTGCTCTTCGTCGCTCAGGTTATCAAGAATCGCGTCCAGTTCCACGGTTGAATAGCTCCTTGATACGAGAGCGGCGCTTATCGCGATCTCCCTTATCAGGTGTCACGTCTTCAACTTGCGACTGCTCTTTGAGGCCCAAATCACGGGCTATGATGTTAGCGTTGAGAAGGTCAGCGGCTGCGCCGGAGAATTTCTGGTCGTAGATGATTTGCTCTGCTCGCGTAACGACCTCAGATAAATCTTCTCGCATTCGATATGTGCGCCATGTTTCAAGCGTCACATCGAGGAATAGCGTTAGCCCAGTGATGGTCATTGCCCTCATCTTGGCGATAGGCTCTTGTGTAACTTCTCCCTGATATGAGAAAGCCTTCATCTCCCATAGTGGGTTAGCTTCCACCCACTCGAAGTATTCACAACAAGCAGCCCACAGCGCCTCAGGCGATTCGAATTTAGGGTTTCGCCCATGACTACTGCGGGCCTCCCAAAATCGGTTGCCCTTTGGTGCTGCCATATTCGTCTCACTTAATTGTTATTTCAGGTTGATTGCTCTTTCGCGCCTTCAATCAATAACTGCTTCAGCAATTCGAGTGTGCCAACTGCCTCACATAAACTGATTTCACCATCGTAATAATGAATGACGCTTTCCAGCCGCTCGTATAGCTCTTGAGTAATTGGGAATTTCTTCTCCTTACCCAAATTGATTACGCAACTCACATCATGCTCCGGTAGTGAACAGGTCTAACGCTTCCTTAGATTTACGCACTGCTTCGAATGTGCGGATCGTGATATCCGAATTAGCGCCGCCTGACTGGAAGTGAATTTTGAATAGCTCAAGCTTCAGTTCGTCAGTGCCAATGAATTGAAATGCTTCCTCTGCGGCTGCGTTCTGGTTCATGACCAGTTTGTAAATCTCTAACTGGAATTTCTGTTCTTCAGTCATGGGAATAATCTCTGCCATTGTTTTGGCTCCGGTTGTTGGAATAAGCCATTGTCGAGACCACTCATTGAATGGTCTCTGCAATAACCGATGTCTTTCCATCAGTCCGCCACCACAAAGAATCTTTTTTGCCATAAGGCAGGAGGTTCATCTTTCAGTGGCTGCCAGTGTTATTTCCCCACTTACTGGCTTGGGTTGTTTCGCGGTACTGCCGTTAATTAGTGACCAGAAATTAACTCCGGTTTCATTATCAAGCCCACCCGTAGATAGGCTTTGTAATGGAGAGCCGTTGTGAAAGTGGCTCTCGAAGCTATTTCCGTAGCTTAGGCCGCCAGGCGGTGCTGTTCTTCGATAAGGGGCTGACGATGATTACGCTCGAACATGCCGCTCAGCACTTCTTTGCGTTGTTCGAAGTCCCACCCCATGCTGATGAATACCGTGTTGGCGCGCTGTAGCTCGGTGATGCAGTGAATTTGTTCCGGCGTCAGGTAATCGCGGATCGGCTCTTTCTTCCCGATTTCGTGATGCACGCGGAACTTGGCCGCCGTCATGCCCAGCGCCAGTCGGTTAATCAGGTCAGCTTCGTTGCTGAAGTGATGCGGGGCGATCTGCTTACCCTGAGCCTCTCGCTCATGTTTGATGGCGTCGGTCATGGGTTTGTACTCCAGGCGTGCAGAGTTGCGATCCATTTTCTTTTTCGCCAGCGCGCTACGCATAGTGAAGAATTCAGCTACCAGGCGCTTTTTGAATTCACGCACAACTTCATTGTTTCGCATGTATGTGATCAACAGCGTGGTTTGCTGTTCGTTTAACAGTGCTATTTCCTGCTTCTGCATGCCCCCATCCGTTTGAAAGGGTCGCATTTCAAATTCCACCCTTCCGAACTCTTCGAGGTCGCTTTTGTACTTCCTGATGAGCTGAATCACAGGCTTGTGATCCTTTTTGACGCCAGTAGCGATTACAGCGGAGTTAGTGACCAAGTCGAGCTTCTTGATTTCAACTAATTGCATCGGTAGTTACCTTTAAGTGATGAACCTTGTCACACAGGATTCCGGCCCACAGAAAGGCACCGATCACCAAACCGGCATCCTCAAGGGTCATCCTGAAAGGTTCTGTGTTCAGAAGTAGCGCGTGTGAAGCGCATTTACTGCGGATATAAAAAAGCCCCGCATTACGAGGCATTTTCATGAAAGTCACTTGTCAAATTTCTATGTGATGGAAATTATTTCAGGCATTGTGTCCTGATGTAGTCCTGCAGGTAGTTAACCTGCGCGGTTATCTTGTCGATTCCACTTCGGAGACGGTAATAATTGAGTTCAGCATCTGCTGTAAGTCTTGGGCTTTCTCCATCGCCCATGCCGCTGGCTCCGGTCGTTGACTTTGGACAGGTGGCGGAGACTTGCAGGCGCTTACGACCAGCAGAAACATCAGCGCGGAGACTTTCGATAGTCGCATTAGCATCAGCAAGTTCCTTTGTGTATCTGGCGTCAAGTTCTGCTACATCACGTTGACGCTTCTGCATATCAGCGATGATGGATGTGGCTTTATCACGCTGGTCTTTGTAGGCGATTGCGTTATCACGGTAATGATTAACCGCCCATGACAGGCAGACGATGATGCAGATAACCAGAGCGGAGATAATCGCGGTTAACCGACTCATGACATCAACACCCCAACGGACAGAAACCACGGCCACGCATCGTTGCCATTGAATGCGAACAACGCTGCCATGAAAAAGCAAATCACGCTCATTGCTGCCCCCACAAACAGACTTCACGCTCAATCTCACGACGAGTCATCAGGCCTTTCCATTGCTTACCGCCAGCGTATGTCCAGCGACGTAGCTGATCACATGCACCTTTGATATCGACCTGATTTATTTTGCGAAGAAGCGTCGATGTTCTGAAATTGCCTGCGCCAACGTTGTAGACGAACGAGTAAATGGCGCCGCGCGTTGTTTCCGGTATATCGACTTTGATGTACGGGTTAATTTGTCTGGCGACCGTGGCAAGGTCTTTATTCAGGAGGGCTTTGCATTCTGCTTCGGTATACGTTTTACCAGGCATGATGTCTTTTCCGGTGTGGCCATAACACACAGTCAACACACCAACTACGTCCTTATATGGTTTGTATCTGACACCTTCCAGACCATCGTTACCACCGGGGCCAGTGATTAACACAGATGCTATAGCAATAGCCCCGCCACTTATCGCCGCTATTACGCTATTTCGTAGTGCCGGTGACATTGCCATTCAATCTGTCCTCACGCTCCTTGCGTTTGTAGTACCAGTTGATGCCAAATGTGCCGACAGTACAAAGAATACCAATGATTACAGCCCAGTCATTCAGGGAGAGAATGCCACCCATCGCAGTCAGTCCTCCGAAGCTGTAACTGAACCATTCTCTGATTTTGTCCATACGGTACATGCTCTACCCCTTCATAGAGGGGATTTGCTCTATTTAATTAGGAATAAGGTCGATTACTGATAGAACAAATCCAGGCTACTGTGTTTAGTAATCAGATTTGTTCGTGACCGATATGCACGGGCAAAACGGCAGGAGGTTGTTAGCGAAGCCTCTTGCCACCCATCTTCACGAAGCCCAGCCATAGTTCTGGGTTTTCTTTTGTGTAAAACGCCCTACCCCGTCGCCACGAATGAGCAAGGGTATCTGGATGTGTTCTGGTGATTGGTGATAGGGCGCTTTCAGAAATGTCGTGCTTAAAACGCAAAAAGCCCCGAGCGGTTAAACTCAGGGCTTTATTTAACGAGTGCATTTATCCATCGTTGAGTCAAATTTACCCAACTTTATTCAAAAAGTCAATATCATGCTGTTAATATGTTGCCATCCGTGGCAATCATGCTATTAACGCGTGACCGCATTCAAAATATTGTCTGCGATTGACTCTTCCTTGTGGCATTGCACCACCAAAGCGTCATACAGCGGCTTAACAGTGCGTGACCAGGTGGGTTGGGTAAGGTTTGGGATTAGCATCGTTATGGCGCGATATGCGGCGCTTGCCGGCACCTTTGAATAGCCGACGCCCTTGCATCTTCCGCACACCTTCTCAACAACTCTCCCCCACTGCTCTGTTTTGGCTATATCAACTGCCCGTCCTGTACCGTGGCAATCCCTGCATCTTGCTCCCGGCGTCGCGGCACTACGGCAATAATCCGCATAAGCAAATGTTGCGAGCACTTGCAGTACCTTTGCCTTAGTATTTCCTTCAAGCTTTGCCACACCAGGGTATTTCCCCGATACCTTGTGTGCAAATTGCATCAGATAGTTGATAGCCTTTTGTTTGTCGTTCTGGCTGAGTTCGTGCTTACCGCAGAATGCAGCCATTCCGAATCCGGCTTGTGATTGCGCCATTCCCATAGCAGCCATCACATCAGTACCGGAAAGAGAGTCAGAAGCCGTAGCCCGTGGTGAGTCACTCATCATCGGGCTTTTTGGCGAATGGAATTTAGCTACGCTTTCGAGTCTCATGCAGCATCGTCTCCCGCTGGCTTGTTCAATCCAATCCGGTTCACCAGTTCACGCTCTCGCTCATGCAGATAATCCATCGCCTTCTGGTGTTGCTCCGTCATCTCTCTGACGCTGCGTAATTCAGCCTCGTCACGTTCACGCTGATGTTTTGCCTGGTTAATGCTGGTTACGGTCATAAATACCTCTCCCGCCCTGATGAATCATTAAAACGCCGTTAACGATGGCGTGATACCTGGCTTCTTTGTCGTACAGATAACGCCTGACTGTGTTGCGGTGGCACGATAAGCGCCGTGCTACTTCTGTCTGGTTTCCATATGTCTCTATGAGCATGTCTGGAATGGTTTTGACAGTGTGTGTCATGCGGCCTCCCGGATAACCTGCTCATGACTCAGATATTGACCCCAGCAACTGACCAACAATCTCGCTTTCACAGCGGCTTTCTCTTCGTTGCACCACCTGCAGAACCAGTTAACAGCGCCTTCCATTTCTTGCCTAACCTTGCCGGCATTGTCGAAATGCAGCGGATAGACAACATCATCGAAAATTGCCGCAGTGGTCATTGGGTATTGGATTTTGCTCATGCTGCCTCGCTTCTGCTGTCACGTAGGTCTTTAAGCTTCTGCTGATACTCCGCCTTAATCGCTTTGCACTCTTCGGTAGTCCAGCGATGCCGCTTATGGTCAGATTCGATTTCGTCTACTGCTGCAATCCCTATGCGCTCGATGAGCATCACGCGATAAGGAACCAGGTTCCCGCTCTTGTGTTGATTGCACACGACGCATTGCTTATGGATATTGCGTTCATCAAATCGGAGCTGAGGTGCCGCAGCGGTTGTTCGGTAATGCCCGGCATCCCACTGAGCAGACGTGAGCGTTCCGCACGAGATACATGGTAAGTCGCGGTCTCTTTCTCTGATGAAGGCGTTTACGGCTTGTTGGGCTTGTTTAATCCAGTAACTGCGGGGCTTTAAGGCGAGTTTTCGAATCTTCAGTTTATCTTTCTGTTTTTGCTCCTCTCGTCGTCGTTTCTTCTCTGCTGCTTTTTCTGCTTTTTCGCGCTCTTTGCTTCGTCGTTCGAGTGCTATCTTGGTTCCACACTCTGGAGAGCACCACCACTGATTAGCGAATGCAGGGTGAAACCATTCCCTACATTCTTCGTTTTTGCATCGTCTTCGCGCTGATTTAGCCATCGTCTTCTTCCTCGTACATTGAGCTATTCGGATCGCTCATCAGTTCTGCGCAGCACGCTTCACATACATGAACTTCCAGCACATGCAGCTTCTGACCGCAGTTAGCGCACGTTAAAGCCCGCTCGACGCTTTCTTTCTGGTATTGAAGGGATTGTGATGGGCTAAGCATTATTGGCGTCCTGCATCAGGAGAAAGACAATCATGGCGGCGCGGAGAGGTCTGATATCAAATATTGGACTCACGCCTTTTGCATCTACACACCATTCAGTTAACTGGTCTAAGAAAGAAATTCTGTATTTCTCAATAATCGGCCATGCGTCTGCCGGGTTATTACATGGGTCAAACGCGCCTATTTTAGTTGGACCTCTTACTATCACTGCGCTACAACTGTCTTCTTGTGTCCCTTGCCATCCCAGGCCGTTAAACTTCTTATGCCCTGTCGCTATCGCGACTCGCTTGTTAATTTCAAAATCACTTAACTGTGAATAATCCATTGTCATTTCCTCGCACGATGTCTTAGCCACCGGATATCCCACAGGTGAGCCGTGTAATTGAAGGTTTTTACGTCAGACTCTTTTGGGATTGGCTTGCGTTTATTTCTGGAACGTTTCGTTGGAAGGTATTTGCAGTTTTCGCAGATTATGTCGGTGATACTTCGTCGCTGTCGTGCCATACGTCCTCCTTCGTCTCTGGCAGCGGGAAATTACCTACTGGCGACCGCTCACATCTGATACACCATTGGTGCCAATAAGGTTGATTTGGCCGGAATCGATAATCGTCTTTGCTTTCTCCGCAGCGGTAGCAGTGTTTCATGCGGCGTCTCCAAACCTCGCTTTACATTCCAGTGCTAACCGGGCTTCGTCTGACCACTTAACGCCGCGCTCTGTACCGAATGCCTGTATAAGCTCTAATAGCTCCGCAAACTCGCTTACACGCATCCTGCTGGTTGACTGGCCTATTACCACGAAGCCATTCCCGGCAAGGTTAGGGACAACATCCTGCTGCTTTAAGGCTGCGGTAAACACACACTTCCAGCTTTCAGCGTCAAGCCATCGTCCATGCCAGTTTACCTGACGTGAGACATCACCAAGGCAAGCCCAAAGCTTCCGATTTTGGTCTAAGCTGCGGTTGCGTTCCTGAATGGTTACTACGATTGGTTTGGTTGGGTCTGGAAGGATTTGCTGTACTGCGTGAATGGCATTTTGCTGATGTGCTGGAGATCGAATTTCAAAGGTTAGTTTTTTCATGTCTTCCCTCTCCCCCAAATAAAAAGGCCTGCGATTACCAGCAGGCCTGTTACCAACTCAGTGATGTAAATAGTCATACGTCAGCCCCTTGTGCATATCGCTTTCTGCGTCCAGCAGGTGCATTTGATGCCGTGCAAATCTGTCTGGCTTCGTCCTGGTCACATGCAACAAAGTGTCCGTTGCAGAACCGCTGGTAAACCGTACCAAGCGAGCCAAAACGGTTTTTCGTCACGATGATTTCAGCAAATGGCGCGGCGCTACTGTTCTCGTCATATACCGCTTCCCGATAGAGCATGATGATTGAGTCTGCGTCCTGTTCAATGCTTCCTGAATCCCGCAAATCTGCGTTTGTCGGGCGCTTGTTTGGCCGCTTCTCAACATCGCGGGAGAGCTGGCTTAGGGAGATAACTGGAGTTTTCAGGTCTTTCGCCATCGCTTTCAGGCTACCGGAGATATGTGCTATGGCGAGGTCATTACGTTCCGCTTTTGGTTTCTCAATTAGCCCGAGATAGTCAGCCATAATCAGTGACAGATTAGGATGCTCCTGCTTGTGGCGTTCGGAAATGGACCTGATTTCTTCGACAGACAAACGCGATGCGTCAACTACCCACACATCCAGCTCTGCCAGCAACTTCATCCCGCTTGCAACTCTCGCCCATCCTTCATCGTCCATACGTGACGGGTTACGCAGCACACTGACCGACATCATTCCTGCGCCGGCAATCCCTCTCTCAACAACCTGAATGGCGCTCATTTCCATCGAGAAAATCAACACACCGCGCCGGACGCCAGAACCAGGAATAACACGACTTGCCACGCCTTCGGCTATCTTCAGCGCCAGTTCGGTTTTACCCATACCTGGACGAGCAGCAATAATCACAAGGTCTTCTGCGTTCATCCCTCCGGTGATAGCGTCAAGCTCTTCGATTCCGGTCTTCAGGGTATCCGACTCTTCTCCGTTCCTCAGACGCCTGTCAAGCGTGTCAGTGTAGTCATTGATGATTTCACCCAGTCGCACAGGTTTAACCTCGTTCCGCGGCTTCCTGATGGATGACAGGCGCTTTACAAGCTCGTCCATCGCTCTGCCTGATGCGTCCAGCGTGCCGTTACTGATTGGCTCCCGCATCTCATCCAGTAGCTGTAAAACCTGACGCCGTTGATAACTGTCTGCAACCATTCCGGCATAACCTTTCAGGTTTGCAGCGCTGGGACATGACCGCGCAGTCATCATCACCGCCGTTGCGTATTCATCCCCGCACTCCTCGGCCACCATCAGTCCATCAATCAGGTTCCTGTTTCTGGCCTGCTTTCGAATAACTTCAAAAGCTTTCCGGTAGAGCGGAATTGAGAATGCTTCAGGCTCCAGTGTTGCCAGAACGTCACTGGCGGTTGGTGTTAATCCGCCAATCAGCAAGCCACCGATAACGCTCGCCTCGATATCCTGTCTCATAGTGTTCCCTCACGAATTGCTATCAGTACTTTCGGGCGTAGCAGATAATCAAAATTAGCTACCCAGTCACGGTCGTTATCACCGAAATGGAATGGTCTGGCTGCTGCCATGAACGCTTTGACGTATGCCCGGAATCCGTCGATGTTTTTGGTTGCCAGTGAATCAATCAGCTTTTTCAACTTGCGTTGTCGTTCAGAATTGACCTCCACTGCATGTGGGAGTCTGTCACCAACAATCTCGTTGTAGGCAGCAAGATATTCGCTGTAGTTAATCTTGGTAGGTTTTCGCTTTTCAGGTTTAGAACCTTCATCGCATCCCCCTTTAGGGGGTAAGGGGGTATTTGTATTTATTGTCTTTTGTATATTGTCTTTTGTGTTTGACTGATTCGGTAAATTGGTTTTTACCGATTTGGTGAAGGTTAGTTTTACCGATCTGGTAAATGTTTTACCGAATCCGTTAACCTTCGTCTTCCACTCGGAAATATTTTTATTCATACCAACCTGACGCCCCACCTGAGTGAGAACCCCCATTCTGATAAGCTCGTTTTTGGCGGTAGAACATTTGGTTGGCGCCATGCCAGTGAGTTCAGCGAACTGTTCATTTCCGATCCAATCTATTTTTTTGTTATAACCGTATGTCTTGCGCCACACAGCCATAACAATCAGTAGCTGATGTTGAGTAAGCCCAGAAAGCATGACAGCTTCCAGCAGTGTATTTGCAGTCCGGGTGTAGCCATCGTCGAGTTCTGCCACGCGATGCTCCACAACCTCCAGATGAGGTTTTATCGGTGTAACTGTTGCAAGATTACTCATGACCTTTCCTCTTCAGTATTAGCTTCACTTTCTCCAACTCAGCCCGAAATCGACCAGGCTGTTTGAAGCTGGATAAGAACCGATCACGTAGTATGTTTTTGTGTAATTTGTCCTGGTCAGGACTGAGTTGTTTTGGCATAATTACTCCTGTGGATTGATCCAGTCTTTCTACATCAGGCCTCAAAACTGTTCCCGCAGTCTTGAGGCTTTTCTTTTGTCAGCAGATGCGCAACTTTCTTTGCCAGTTCTGCCAACTCCTCATCCTCGACACCCCACTCCAGAACCGCCAATAACATCCCCATCTTCGGAATGAAATCGCCTTTCCATCGTGAAATTTGAGATTCGTTAATGCCTAACGCATCAGCGACTTTACGCTGTCCACGAATAGCTATCCGGTTAAGGATGCTGCTGGTAATTGCGTTGGCTTTCTTGCGAGTGCTTGTGAGTTCCATATGTGAACATTCCTGTAGTTAATAGTTAGTTGTGCGCATTCGTTGATGCGCTTTGAAATAGGTTTACCGCGTTGTCGGCGGTTCAGATTGGTAAAGAGCGTTTTGCTTACGCCGCTTGGCGATAAGCGTTTTCTTGGTACTTCAGGGCGCCAGCTGTAACGATCTCTAATCGGTATGCGTCTTTCTCTGGGATAACTTCCTTCCACTGAGAGACCGCTGCATCGCTAATGCCTAAAGCCTTAGCTACTGCACGCTGGGTTCCGAAGTGGTCGATAACATCTTTCTTGTACATAGACTCGCTCCGAAATTAAAGAACACTTAAATTATCTACTAAAGGAATCTTTAGTCAAGTTTATTTAAGATGACTTAACTATGAATACACAATTGATGGGTGAGCGTATTCGCGCTCGAAGAAAAAAACTCAAGATTAGACAAGCCGCTCTTGGTAAGATGGTGGGAGTGTCTAATGTTGCAATATCGCAATGGGAGCGCTCGGAGACTGAGCCAAATGGGGAGAACCTGTTGGCACTTTCGAAGGCTCTTCAGTGCTCCCCTGACTATTTGCTGAAAGGAGATTTAAGCCAGACAAACGTTGCCTATCATAGTAGGCATGAGCCAAGAGGATCATACCCTCTTATCAGTTGGGTAAGCGCAGGGCAATGGATGGAAGCTGTAGAACCTTATCACAAGCGCGCGATAGAGAACTGGCACGACACCACTGTAGATTGTTCAGAAGATTCATTTTGGCTTGATGTCCAAGGTGACTCTATGACAGCACCGGCAGGGTTAAGCATTCCAGAAGGAATGATAATTCTGGTTGATCCCGAAGTCGAACCAAGAAACGGCAAGCTGGTTGTTGCAAAATTAGAAGGTGAAAACGAGGCCACATTCAAAAAATTAGTTATGGATGCAGGCCGAAAGTTTTTAAAACCATTAAACCCACAATATCCGATGATAGAAATCAACGGAAACTGCAAAATCATTGGCGTAGTTGTTGACGCAAAACTCGCAAATCTTCCATAAGGGGCACCCGCCCCTCACACTACATTTTCCTTTAAAAATCAAATAAAAACTTAAGTAACGATAAAATATTTAAGTTTTCTTCAAAAATACACTTGACCATTTAATTAAGAAGTCTTAAATTTTAGCCATCAGCAGGACGCTGGTAGCCAAACGGAAAGGCAACGCTCTTTAACTTCGATGATGCGCTGACAAAGCGCGAACAAATACCAAACGAGATTGGTTTGGACTGGCGTGTGGTGGAGCTTAGGCCTCTAGCTGTACCGATCGGGCCGGACTGAGAAGCCACTTGAAATCCGGAAATTGAGACAGGTTCCGGCGCCAGTACCAAAGCCATTTCACATGAGGATTAAATCATGACGGTTATCACCTACGGGAAGTCAACGTTTGCAGGCAATGCTAAAACTCGCCGTCATGAGCGGCGCAGAAAGCTAGCCATAGAGCGCGACACCATCTGCAATATCATCGATTCAATTTTTGGCTGCGATGCTCCTGATGCTTCTCAGGAAGTTAAAGCCAAAAGAATTGACCGTGTCACCAAAGCCATTTCGCTTGCCGGAACGCGTCAGAAGGAAGTTGAAGGAGGATCTGTACTTCTTCCAGACGTAGCACTTTACGCGGCTGGTCATCGTAAGAGCAAACAAATAACAGCGAGGTAAGGTATTTGTCGGTTAAGTCGTTATTTTTTGAGCTGTTCGTCCTGTACAATAAGTTCATTCATAAGAATGTCTGACTTCCCGGCAAATCTCATGTAGCACTCATTAAAATACTTTTCCGGGATAATAAAACGGTCAATATCAGGATATCCAATAGCAGAAGGCAATCGAGTGATAATCCCTTTTTTGAGCAATGAAATTGCTTCAGGGCTTCCCTTTTCTGTCTTTAGCTGGTTATTAGCGGCTACAGCGAATGCCAAATACGCTCTTTCTCCAAGAGTTAACGAATCAAACAAATCCCGAACGACTTTTTCTTCTCTGTCCTTACGCCGCTGAGCAGTTGATGCCTCAATTCTTTCAGTAACAGCGTGATAAACGGAATTAACAACACCGTTAAGCACATAGCTAACGCAGAACAACAGGATGTAATACATCCAGTAATGAGGAAGTATTTCTGGATTATGCAGGTTTATCCATTCTTTTACGCTTACCGGCATAACAATAATCAATACGATCAGGATGATTAGCATATGAATCAACTGTTTAAGTGTCATTCCTTGCAGGAAAAAACGCATTAACTCCTGCCACCATGAGTTGTTCATCGGCGATTCTCTTTTTACTCTCTGTAGGGGTGAATAGAGTTTATCCGATTTCTCGCTGTAGGGGTACACGAGAACCACCGAGCCTGACGTGGTTAAAAGACAGGCACAATCTTTACTACCGCAATCCACTATTTGAGATGAGATATGGAAGAAGAATTTGAAGAGTTCGAAGAGCATCCTCAGGATGTGATGGAACAATACCAGGACTACCCATATGACTACGACTATTGATACAAATCAATGGTGTAGTCGTTTTGTGAAATGCAAAGGCTGCAAGCTTGATGCTGAATGTATGGTAAAGCCTGAGGAAATGGCTCTGGTGAGAGAAGATGGAAAGATTGTCGATAAATGGGCAATCAGAACCACGGAAATGATTGCCAGAGAGCTGGAAAAACTAAAGGCTATATAGTCTGTCTTCTTTTGGCAGCAAGCCACAGAGGTGAATATGAAAGACATACCGCATTGGGATGTTGATGAAGATTACATTGTCGATGTTACTGAAGGTCACATTCTGTTTTCAGCCGAGAACGCCAATAAGCAGGAAATAAAATTGGCAAGTGCAGCTCCTGAGCTTCTCGAGGCTCTGTTAAGCATTATCGATATGGAACATGACGTGAGCGAGTGGGACGCTGTGTACGCGACGGCTCGCGCAGCCATCGGCAAGGCTCTGGGGAAGGAGTGATGGAGTGGATTAAGTGTAGTGAGCGGATGCCGGAATCCGGAATTACTGTGCTTGGATATTGTGTTTGCAATTCAAATTTCTCGGGAATTTACACCATGAGGAAGCCAGTAATTGAGGCAAAGAACTCAAAGCAGGACACGCGTTTAATCAAGCATGAGCGAGTGACTCACTGGATGCCATTACCTGAACCACCAAGCGAATAAGCACCTATAGCAGATTTACGAGTCTGCTATGTGAGCAATATCGCTCGTAACCGAATGAGGACGAAGACTCGTTCTGGTTATTGGAGAATCATCCCTTGATAGTCTTGCCGCTCTATATGGGCGGCATTCTTTTTGCCTGGAGGAAATATGAAATTACGTGTCTGGCATATCCCGCAAGTCCCTATGAAGCCATTCATTGTAGAAGTGGGTAGTGTTGAAGAAGGTGTACGAATGATGGATGCACTGGCTGATTATGACGCCTTTCAGTATGACAACAACATCAAGCCTGATTACTGCAACGCCAACGGTTTACAGATGTTTGACGAGAGCCTTACCGACCAGGATTTGGAAGATATGGAACTGGATGATCGCTGGATTGATTGGTATAGCGAGTGCCAGTGTTACGACGACCCGCGTGAATATCTCGAAAGCCTGAAAGAAGAAACGACAGCCGCCTGAGTGCGGCTTTTTCATATCCGCATCTGAGTGAGTATTTATTCAAGTGCTCAGCCTCATGCAATCACACACAACATAAGGAACTCCCATGATTATCGCAATCGCGGGAAGCGCTCGCATGGGCGTTTCCCAGTTACACGAATCACTTTTAGATCGCATCACCCGCAAATTACGCGCTGGCTGGAAACGGCTGGCAGACATCCTTAATCAGCCTGGAGTGCCGAGCCATGACTATTGTGCCTGTTAACGGAACCATCCTTGTGCAGCAAGGCAATCGTGAGTTTAACAAGCTCTACGAAGCATCCTTCCCGGATACGAAGGAAGGTAACAGCGCCGCATACGCATGGGCATCATCAATCGCAATGGGCTGGGAAGATTGTCAGGACGAAGACTGGAATCGAAATCATGCAGCATGAATTTAGTGACGAAGAATTTATCGCGCTTATCTCTCCTGAAATTGAGGAAGAGGTTGAGCAACAAATCAACTTAGCCGCAGAACGGCAAAATCCGATTATTGGTTGGGATGAATTTGCGGGGTATTACTCATGAGCAAAGAGTTTTACGCAAGACTTGCTGAAATTCAGGAGCATCTGAATGCGCCAAAGAATCAGTACAACTCGTTTGGTAAATACAAATACCGCAGTTGTGAGGACATTCTTGAGGGTGTTAAGCCACTACTGAAAGGTCTGTTCCTGTCTATCAGTGATGAAATCGTGCTGATTGGCGACCGTTATTACGTCAAGGCCACAGCGACCATTACAGATGGTGAAAATAGCCATTCAGCAAGCGCTATAGCGCGAGAAGAAGAAAACAAGAAGGGAATGGATGCAGCTCAGGTAACGGGCGCTACAAGCTCTTACGCTCGCAAATATTGCCTTAACGGTTTGTTTGGTATCGACGACGCCAAAGACGCTGATACTGAGGAGCACAAACAGCAGCAGAATGCAGCACCTGCTAAGCAAACTAAATCATCGCCTTCCTCCCCTGCTCCTGAACAGGTTCTTAAGGCATTCAGTGAATATGCAGCAACAGAAACGGACAAGAAAAAGCTAATTGAGAGATACCAGCACGACTGGCAATTATTGACTGGTCACGATGATGAGCAGACAAAATGCGTTCAGGTAATGAATATCAGAATAAATGAGCTTAAACAGGTGGCTTAATGAGAAGATTAAACATAACTACAGCGGAGATGGAGTCAGTTTGCGGTCGCATGGTAGCTTGCCGTGCAGCAGAACATCTGGGCCTAAACATAAATCAGTTTTATTACATAGCAAAAAAACTGTCATTAAAAACGGCATTCATTAAGCCAAGATGGAGCGACGACGAAGACAAAAGAATGCAGACGCTTATCTCATCAGGCTATACACAAAGAAATGTAGCAAAAATTCTCGGGCGAAGTGAAGAGTCGGTAAAAAGCAGGCTATCACGTTTACGAAAGAAATAACCCTATACGTACCACATTATTCGGATAACCTACCCTGGAGTAAATTATGCCAGCGCCTCTGTATGGTGCAGATGACCCACGCCGCTGTTCCGGCAATTCCGTATCGGAGGTGCTGGAAAATATCAAGAATAATATCGACGCGTTTCTTGCTCTGCCACCAGAAACAAAAGCAGAACGGAAGTACCGACGCGATATACAACTCGCAGAAAAACAGGAAAAAGACCGAATAAACGAAACAGCAATCCGACCATTCCGCAAAGCCACATATACCCACTTCCCTGAATATATCGACCCGCGCCTGCGTAATTACCGCTCACGCTATGGCGCTATCAGTAATGACTGAGGAATTTACCATGAGAGGACTTGCATACAATCCCGGCATTCTTCCGGCAGAAATGATTATTCGCCAACGCGTAAAACCAATGCCATCGAGAGAAGAATTACTTAAGAGAAATTCTTTTCCGTCAGTAAATCAAAACAAATATCTGAATGCGATGTTTCGGAGTGGGAAAAAATGAAACAAATGTCACTAATTGAGATGGATGGTTTTCTGAAAGGTAAATGCATCCCACGAGATTTAAAGGTTAACGAAACAAACGCTGAATACCTTGTCCGTAAGTTCGGTGAACTTGAATCAAAACTGGAAACGGCGTTGCGGGAGTGTCGTTCTGCTGGAATCACGATTGATAACCTTGAGGCCAAGTGCACTGCGCTGGCAGCGGAGAATGCGGGGATGAAGTCGGTCATTGAATACTGCATTAATCCCGACAATCAGCCTGAATACCATGACCAGGGCATGGGATGTGGAGTTGAAGACCACGGCTACCAGCGCGACGGCTATTCGGCTTGTTACTACGGATGGGAGTCGGCAATGGAACGCGTCTACTCAGAGGTTATTCCAGACGCCATTCCAGAAACCCCAGCCACCGATGCTTTCCTGGCTGAAGTCCGGGCGCAGGGGGTGGATGCTGCTATAGAAGCTGCAAAAAATCTGGTGGCCCAAGAATATGAGTATAAGGATTTCAAAGCGGCGCAGAGTGATTGCTGTATGTACCCTGGTTCAGACCTGGTAGGGAAGGTTGAAATGACTGAGTGGTTAGTTGACTTTGCTGCCCAGCTTCGCAAAGGAGGCAACCAGTGAGCGAAATTAATTACCAGGCACTGCGTGAGGTGGCGGAACGTGCAATTCCAGCAATGGAACGCCTGTTAATGTTGCCAGCTGATGATGACTTGTTAAGTGAACAGGAACTTAAAGATTACGGTGTGGATATTGATGCGCTCAACGCCTTCAAATTTCTGACCGGACCAGAAACCGTGCTGGCACTGCTGGATGAACGGGAAAGAAACCGGCAATACATCAAAAGCCGCGATCAGGAGAACGAGGATATTGCGCTAACGGTAGGGAAGCTGCGCGTTGAGCTTGAGGCAGAAAAACAGCGGGCAAAGGATCTGTTTATGGAAAATGCTCGGCTTAAGTCAGGTATAGCCGGTCTGATACACCTCGGTATTCGATATGCAGATGTTGAGGTCATGAGAATTGCTGGAGATGCCCAGCTTTCTACCCCATGCACTGACAGCATCATAAACAGCATTGCAACAGGCATTCGCATCAAAGGAGAGTGATATGGCAACTTTGACAAAAAAGGAACAGGCATGGTTGAGCGAATTACAGAACGTTCTTGATCGCTGCCCGTCACCGAAAAAAATTGGTTTTTACACCATTGGCGATAAAAGCATTTACCTGTATGACCTACGCCGCATGGATGAAATCATGGAGGCTCTTGATAATCGTTCGTCAATGGATTGGTGTGTTGCTGTCCATGATATGAATGCCGGATTTGAAGAAAAGATTTTGTTCCCCTCGTCAGTTGAAAGCACTGCGGGTTAAGGAGTAACACATGACCACTATTACCAAAGAACGTATTGAATTGTTCATTAAAAATCCGCTTGAAAACGGACTTACCCGTGGCGAACAAATGGAACTGG